CATCTACATCATAGTTAGCACCTGCTGCAAATGTTGCACCAGCTACATCCATTGTGTACTCACCACCGATGTTTTGTAGTGCGTCTGTGTCGTCACCGTTTAGGTATGCTGTTAAGCCACCACGTGTTGCTACAGTTTCAAAACCAAATGTTTCACCATCTACATCGTAAGTCATTGCGCCGCCTAGTGATGCTACGCCTAAGTCTAGGCCGGCAAATTCGCCACCCCATACATAGTTTTCACTTGTACGGTTATAGTCTACACTTGCTGTCACATCTACAATACCTGCATCAATTGTATATGCACCTTGTAGGTTACTTACTTCTGTGATGTCTGTTGTGTAGTCTGACAAGCCAACTGCTACACTTGCAGCACCCATTGTTACTTGTACTGACTCAGTCATTGCTGGTACTGTTAGTGTACCGTCAGCGGCTGCGTCTGCTGTTGTAGTTGGCATTAGACCATTGTCATCACCAATTGCTACACCAAAAGCACCTACTGTTGTGCCTACTGTCCATGTGTCCAATGTTAGTGCATTGCCGTCAGTTGCTTTAAAGTCTAGGTCAACTGTTGCAAGTGAACCTGCATCAATGTCTAGTTCAACACCCATTGTGCCTGCTGTTTTGCCTGCTGCTGTTTCAGCAAAGTCAAGTGTTACTGCACCTGATAGTACTGGACTCATTACTGGAGTCTGTGTTTTTGTTACTGTATCTTCTGCTAGTGCAGATGTAGCAATCATTGCTGCTACGATCGCTAGTACGGTTGTACGCATTTTAAATTTTTCCTTTTAATTTCTTAGTGAACCCTTTGCTCACATATTACTTACTTCATATACAGATTTTCTGCATCTGTTATGAGCTAATTTTACTGGTTTTGTAAAAACATAAAAAAAGAGTGTTACATTTCTGCAACACTCTTTCCTGCTATGTTTGGTAACAAGGTCTAACTACCTCGTAACAGCTTATGCTGCTAAACTATAATTCGCTTTTGCAATTATAAAGTTTGTTCGCGGTAACGGCGCTTACATCCCGGTAACTCCACTCGCCTATTAATCCGCCTGTCGATCCTATTTCAGCCCCATCAAAGATACACTGCCAACCTCAAATAGGAGATTTCGTTGGCCATGCCCAGAACAATGTTCTTTTTTAAACAGTGTATCTATGGTGGAGCTGCCGGGTACCGCCCCCGGGTCCAGCTCGTCGTTTAGCTTGTTTCATCGTTACAAGTATATTTATAACATGTTTATAGAAACATGTCAAGTTCTTTTTCAGAAGTTTCTTCTATATCTTCTTGTTCTGGCCTGATTGGTTCTAACCATGTATCAGCAATATATGCTTTAGGTGATGGTCCTAATTGTATATCTATGTCTTCACCTTGTATCCACCAATAATGATCATGTACAACACAAGTACAAGTCATGCCAAGTGCTTCAAATGCTTCGCCAGCTTCAAACTTGCCGATATATTCTACAACTTTTACAACCCGGCCAATGTTGGATGGATTAACTGAATAGATAATGCGAGCAAAGTCGCCTTGTTTACATTTCATTTATTGTTCCTATTGTATACAGTATCACAATTTCATTCCGTATTTCTCAAATACAATGTTGAAACTAATACTAATGCGATCAGTATCAGTAGTATTAGTTTCAACGCCATGAGACAGCCAACCTGGAAATAATAAAAGTTTCCCAACTTGTGGAGAGAAAGATGCTCTAGTAGGTATATCTTTAGTAAAATACGATGCGTTCATCTGCTTAACAGGTGATTCAAAAAATAAATTACCATCTTTTTCATTTGTTTCAAAATAGTAAACTCCAGAAATATCAGAATCTTTATGAGTATGTATGTGTCCATACATACCTTTTTGAAATTTTGTAGCCCATGATTCTATAACAGAATATACTGGACTTTTATTATAACCAATTGCTCTACTGTATTCTTTGATGTGTAAATCTATCTGTTCTAAAAATTTATTAGCCGAATATTTTATTAATAAATTTTCAGTAAATGTAGGATCACTTAACATATGTGTGTTCCATTTAGGCTGGAACGACTGTAACTCTATAATATTAGAAAGTTCTGCTTGTACAGAGTTAAATGCATCTCCTTGTATCCCATTACAATAGATTGGTATCGGAAACCAAGACTCTACCATTAAACTATTCCCATATCACATTGCGTTCTTTTTATCAATGATCTCTTTGCGGCGCTCTTTAGTAAGTTTGCCTAAGTTACCAAGTGCAGAGCGAGCTCGTGTTGCGGCTGCTTTTACACCTTTATCTTCAAAAGTTGCATGTTCAGTCAAGTATGTGTTAAATGCTTGTACAATTTCTTCGTGAGTAGGTTGTGACATTATTGTTCTCCTTTGCTAATGTTAGTTAATTATATACTCTTTTTTACAGTTTGTCAACTATTAACTGGTTGCATAGCCGTATTGATTTAGAATCGGCACTGCCCAAGGAGCACGAGATCCAAGGCAGGTTCTACTTCCACAAGATCCCCAGGCCCTTTTTCCTCCGATATCAACATGTATAAATGTATTATATACTCCGATTCCTGACAAGCCCGCTTGGATTGCTTTTTCAATAAACACAATTCTATCGCTCGTACTATAAGGGCTCATTACAATGTCACACGCCATGCCTTGCATATGTAAACTGTTTCTTGCAGAGCCTTTTAACCCTGCATTATACTCAGGGCTTCTATATGCACTTGTGATTACAAGTGTTTGACCCCAATCCCTTGCTAATCTAATTAATTTATTTTTTAGCTCGGGTCGTATTCTTGAGTCAGTATGTGGAAGAAAGTTTAACTTTGGATCCGAAACCCGTTCAAACGAACTTTCAGAAGGTGAAGGTGTTTGTTGTGGTCCGGTTATTCCATTTGCTGGACTAGTATTGTTTGCTAAAAATTCTCCATCGCCGTTTGGAATACCTCCGTCACCATATTCTAGTGGTTCTGAATTTTGTTCTTGTACAGATGCATATTGTCTGAGATATGCTTCGTGTTCCGGAGTAATATTAATAGGAAATTCAGTCAAATTGTCTACAAGTACATCCGAAGAACCTGAGGCAGCTTTATTTGGCACCCAACTTTCGTGTCCGCCTGTGGCATCACCTTTTAGATGTACTAGCTTACCTTCAGCATATACATTAGCTGCAGATCCAACTGCCGGATCACCACACTTAGTTTTGTCGCCTTGACGGATTACTTGTTCACCATTTGCAAATACTTTGATGCCAGGTTCGGCATACGCTGTCTGATGAAACGGATTAGGCGAAGGACTAGCATGCCCTACATGTTTGTCTGCATTTGCTCTAACTATGCCAGGCATTATACTAGTGCAATTCCACTAGTTTGTGATGTATACTGCTTACCAATCTCTGCTTCAGTTTTTGCCATACAGCTAATTGCTGTTGCTTTCATAACAAATTTACCATCAGGCGACACTGAGAACATAAAAGGAGCAAGTCCTAATCCTTTCTCTTGTGCAATAAGCACCATTGGCTTTTTAAGTGTAACGTTGTTTTCAACTTCTGCTTCAAGTCGTCCGAGGATTTCTTCTCCCGAACTTAGTTTTAGAGATACTACATCTCCGACTTTATAAGGTGCTTCAATTAACATTATAGTGAGTATCCTGTTCCGTTATAGTTAGTTTCTTCTAGGTATGAAGGCAACTTATCGTAGCCGCCAATCTTAGTTCCGTGTACTTTAATCTGTGGGAAGGTCCGTGCGCCTGGGAACATTTCTAGTACTTCGTCTCGAGTAAAATCTGTATTAAGTTGATAATATTTAAATGGTAACTTTCTTGTTTCGCATAGTGCTTTTGCTTGATCGCAAAAAGGACACAATGGTTTTCCGTAAATTTCTATCATAAACTAAATCCTTTAAATGTATCTTCGCCAACATCCTGTTTAGTGCCGCCGCTTACATAACTAGTTATCTCTGTTTCTTGCGGAGCCACTTGTACATCTGCACCTGAAATCCATTTAGCAGTCCACGGTAAAGGATTAGCTTGTGAAGTAGTGTATGGACTTTTTAGATTTACATTAGTCATTCGACGTGTGCAAATCCATTCAATATATCCGCTTAACAACTCTGTGTTAAGTCCAATCATTGATCCATCTTTAAACAAATACTCTGCCCAAGCCTTCTCTTGATCAACTGCATCAACAAACATTTGAATACATGCTTCTTCTGTTTCTTCTGCAATCTTTGCGTAATCAGGATCGTCTTTCTTAAGAATCTTTAGCAACATTTGTGTGCTTGCTAGGTGCAAGTTCTCGTCTCGGGCAATAAGTTTAATAATCTTAGCATTGCCTTCCATTTGCTTCATCTCTGCAAACGCCCAGCTACATGCAAAGCTCACATAGAACCGCACACCTTCAAGAATGTTAACGCTCATCAGTGTAAGCCACAACAATTTCTTTAGTTCATACAAATCAACTGTAATCTTCTTGCCATTAACTGTATGTGTGCCTTCACCTAGCAACTTGTACCAGCGTGTAGTTTCAATTAGGTCATCGTAGTATTTGGAGATGTCTCCAGCACAATCTGCAATCTCTTCAATGTCCAGCATCTCGTCAAAGATTTTACTAGGATTTGAATACACATTACGAATAATATGTGTATATGAGCGTGAGTGGATTGTTTCTGAGAATGTCCATGTTGTGATCCAGTTCTCAATCTCTGGCAAACTTACAATAGGCGAAAATGCTTCTACTGGCGCACGACCTTGTACACTGTCTAATAGGATTTGACGCTTTAGGTTTGATGTAAAGATATGACGTTCGTGGTCACTAAGTGCCTTAAAGTCTTTGCTGTCTTTGGTTACATCGACTTCTTCAGGACGCCAAAAGAATCCTAGTTGCTTGTCTGTAAGTCCATCAAAACTCTTATACTTTAGCGTGTCATAACGCTGAATCGTAGGTCCACCTGTTGGATCTAGGAATGCTAATACTTTAGTGTGGTCTGCTTTGTTTGCAGTGTTAAAAACGCTCATGTATATCTCTTACCCTATGTGTATGTGTATGTGTATAATACTACTATAACATGCCCCGCAGGGCATGTCAAGTGTTAAATGTGACAGCTCTCGCAATCTTCTTCGTCTACTTCAACAACTTCAAGTTCGCCCATCATCTTACTAACATCAATTTCGCCTTGTCCGTCATTGGTGTTAAAGTAATACAACTGCTTGCCACCTAGTTTGTAGAACATCAAAAGATGCTGTAGCATTGTACTCATTGGAATCCTTTCATCTTCGTAGTATGCAGGATTATAACTAGTGTTAACACTAATACCTTGATCAATGTACTTTTGTAGTACGGCCATAATTTTCAAATAACCTTCAGGAGACTGTTGATCCCATAGTAGGTCATACTTGTTTTTAAGACGCTTAAACTCAGGTACAACTTGCTTTAGTACTCCGTGCTTGCTTTGTTTTACACTAATTAAGCTTCGTGGAGGCTCAATTCCGTTTGTAGCATTAGCAATCTGCGCACTTGTTTCACTTGGCATGAGAGCCATTAGTGTTGAATTACGAATTCCTGTGTCTTTTAATTGCTTGCGCAACCCTTTCCAGTCCATGCGTTCTTTGTGCTTAACTAACTCATCCAAGTCTTTCTTGTATGTTTGGTTAGGTGTAATGCCATGTCCGTACTTTGTTTCCATGTTACCCGGAATTGCGCCTTGCTCAACTGCAATATCAGCACTTGCTTTGATCAAGTAATAACTCCATGCTTCTGCCCATTCGTCTACTAATTCAAGACCCGCTTTATCAATGTGTTGATATGTCAAGTCATGCTTTGCTAACCAATATGCAAAGTTAATAATCCCAACGCCTAAAGGACGGCGCTTCTCTGTAGATAACTGTGCTGCTAGGATAGGATAGTTCTGATAGCTTAATAATGCATCAAGTCCACGCACTGCCAAACGGCACACTCGCTCAAAGTCTGATGGTGTACGAATGTTGCCCCAATTGATTGCACTTAGTGTGCATAAACTAATCTCGCCTTCTGGATCGTTTAGATCTTTAAGTGGCTTAGTTGGCAATGTAATTTCTGCACACAAGTTACTCATCTTAATAGGCGCAACGTCAGGAAGGAAGCTACCGTGGTCATTAGCATTGTCTACATTTTGTAAGTAGATACGACCTGTGTTCTTACGCTCTTCCATAAAGCTACTAAACAATTCTCTTGCCGGCAAAGTCTTCTTGCGCAGTCGTGTGTTACGCTCTGCACGTTCGTATAGTTCTTTAAACTTGTCTTGGTCTGCAAAGAAAGCATCATACAATCCTGGCACATCTGCAGGCGAGAACAAAGTTATATCGCCGCCAGTTACTAGTCTTTCATACATTAACTTATTGAACTGTACACCGTAGTCCATGTGTCGTACACGGTTCTCTTCGGTGCCTTTGTTGTTCTTTAGCACCAGCATGTCTTCTACTTCGAGGTGCCATACTGGGTAATAAATGGTTGCTGCACCGCCACGCACTCCGCCTTGACTACATGACTTTACTGCTGATTGGAAATGCTTATAGAAAGGAATGATACCTGTGTGATATGCATCGCCTTTACGGATTGGCGACCCAATAGCACGGATACTTCCTCCACCAATGCCAATGCCTGCTTTTTGTGAGACGTACTTAACAACAGCGGCAGCAGTAGCGTTAATGCTGTCAAGACTGTCATCAGTTTCAATGAGTACGCACGAACTGAACTGGCGCTGCGGGGTACGCACACCAGCCATAACAGGAGTAGG